CATTCGGTACTCCTGTGTTTTATACCGATGCCAGTGGCAATCCACAACATGGCAATGAACTAAATGAATACGGTTTACAAGCCGCTTATAGTTTACTTGGTGTAACAAGTCGTGCATACATTGTAAGAGCAGATTTAGATCTAGCACAACTAGTACCTAGCAGTTCAGCACCCAAAGGTGATCCAATCTCAGGTCAGTTTTGGGTAGACACTGACGCAACACTTTATGGTGTTAAGACATGGAATACTGCGACACAAAAATTTACTTCAGTTACTCCTACTATTCTTAATGATGATAGTACAACTGATCAATTGAGTGGTGGTGTTCCTACCGCCAGTGTCGGACTTGTTGGTGATTACGCTATTGTTGTTACTGCAAATAAAACAGAAAACAAACTGTATTACAAAGCATCAACAGGATGGGAAGAAGTTGATGTTAGATTCGATTCAAATAAAACACTAAAAGTTGCACCTCATACATCTGTACCAGATTTTACCACAGATGTGACTATGCAAACATTATCAAAAGTTTCAACTGGTACGTCAGCAACTAATGTTATTATTGTCAATACATCCAGTCTTGTAGTAGGAATGGAAGTAACAGGCGACAGTGGACTAGGTGGCACAGGTGACACAACTGTTATCACAGGTATAGGAGCAGGGCAAGTCACTGTTGCAGATGCACATGATCTTCCATTTGCAGGGGCAACACTGACCTTTACAGAAAAATTTACACCTGCTACAGGCAGCGTATGGATGGTTACAACCACACCAAATAACGGTGCAAATTGGAAAGTTCAATACTACAATGCATCTACTCAAGCATGGGTAAGTGTAACAGCACCTATCTATGCTGACGGAGCCAAGGCTAACTATGGATTAGACGCTTCGGGTGGTGGTGCTAATATCGCTGTAGGAACATTGTTTATTGATCATACAACATCAACAAGTCAGTTAACTCTAAAGAGAAGATCAATCAAGGGTGCTACAAGCGTGACTACACCTGCTTCAACTTTCTCAGGTGTAGGAACATTTGAGTTCAGTATTGCTGAATCACGTGCAAATAGTCAAAACTTTGTTCATGCAGATATTACTGTAACTAACGCATCTACTGCAACAAAATTAGGTTCATTGATTCCTGCTGCAATTGCTGCTTCTACTCTAACAAATATTTCTGCAAGTTGGGATAGCACAAATAATAAACTAACACTTACCCATACAAAGGGCGGTGAATTCTATCTTGAAGATGGTGGTAATACACCTTTAGATGAATTAGGTTGGTCAACTGGTTACACAGCAACAACTAACCTATATCCAAGTCCAGAAGATGTTCCATATTCATTCGTGGCTTCCAATTGGAAACCTTTAGATTATGTTGCATCTAATAATGCTCCGACAACTGATCCAGCAGATGGTACATTATGGTATAGTTCGATCGTCGACGAAGTCGATATTCTTTATCATGATGGTACAACCTGGAAAGGATATCTAAACGAATTTCCAAATACAGATCCAAACGGTCCTATCGTAAGTGCAACTGCACCTACAGAGCAAACTGATGGAACAGCATTGGTCAACGGTGATATATGGGTTTCAACTGCTGATCTTGAAAGATATGGAAACGACATTTATGTCTATGATGGTGCAGATTGGGTACAGCAAAATACCGCAGATAACAGCAGTCCAGATGGATGGTTATTTGCTGATGCTCGTTGGGCAACAGCAGGTAATACACTAACAGCATCATCAATTGTTGCTCTATTATCAAGCAATTATCTTGATCCAGATGCTCCAGATCCTGCACTTTATCCAAAGGGCATGAGACTTTGGAATACTAGACGTAGCGGATTCAATGTTAAGAAATATATTGTTGGTCATCTAGATCTTGAGGCCAATGATGGAACAAATATTAGATATAACGACGAATCTATGGCCAGTTATGAAGCAGACCGTTGGGTATGCCAGAATCCAATAGCAGAAGACGGATCTGCACAATTTGGAAGACTGGGGCAACGTGCTCAAGTAACTACTGCAATGAAATCCCTAATTGATGCTAATACTGCAATTAGAGATACTGATACTTTAACATTTAATCTGCTTGCTGCACCTGGATATCCAGAAGCCATACAGAATCTAATTACTTTGAACACTGACAGAGGTATTACAGCATTTGTAGTTGGCGATACACCATTCCGCTTACAACCAACCGGTACAGCACTAAGAGAGTGGGGTATGAACACTAACTTAGCATTTGATAATGGTGATGTCGGTGCTACAAGTTACGACGAGTATATGGCTATGTACTATCCAAGTGGTTACACAAATGATAACACTGGAAATAGAATTGTTGTTCCAGCAAGTCATATGATGTTAAGAACCATTGTAAACAGTGATGCAAGAAGTTATCAGTGGTTTGCACCAGCAGGTACACGTCGTGGTGGTGTTGAAAATGCAACCAGTGTAGGTTACATTGACAGTGAAGGAGAATTTAGAACTGCTTCACTATCACAAAGTCTACGTGATGTTTTAGATGATGTGAAAATTAATCCGATTGCTACACTGACTGGTGTTGGACTAGTTGCATATGGACAAAGAACTCGTGCAAGAAATGCCAGCGCATTAGATCGTATTAATGTTGCTAGATTAGTTGTATATCTACGTAGACAACTAGATGTTCTTGCAAGACCATTCTTGTTTGAACCAAATGATGCACAGACTAGATCAGAACTACGTGCAGCAGCAGAAAGTTTAATGATCGAGTTAGTGGGTCAACGTGCACTGTATGACTTCATTGTAATTTGCGATGAATCAAATAATACACCAGCAAGAATTGATCGTAATGAACTTTACCTAGATATCGCAATTGAACCAGTTAAGGCAGTAGAGTTTATCTACATTCCACTGAGATTGAAAAATACTGGTGACATTGCAGCCGGTCTATAACAGGTAAATAAAAGAAATTAAGGAGCATTTGAAATGCCAATAGCAAGTTTAAATAGATTCACAGTACCGTTAGCAGGAACACAGGCATCACCTACTCAAGGTATGTTGATGCCTAAACTTAAATATCGTTTCCGTGTTACACTAGATACTTTTGGTGTTGCAGGTACTCCTTCAACTGAATTAACCAAACAGGTTATGAATGTATCAAGACCTGAAATTACTTTTGAAGAAATCAAATTACCTATCTATAATAGCACTGTTAAAATTGCAGGTAAACATTCATTTGCCGATGCAAAATTAACACTACGCGATGATGCATCCAGTGTTGTTACTAGAAAGGTAGGTGAACAACTTCAGAAACAATTTGACTTTTTCGAACAAAGTGCTGCTGCCAGCGCAATTGACTATAAGTTTAGAATGCGTGTAGAAATTCTTGATGGCGGTAATGGTGCTTTCGAACCAGTTACATTGGAAAGTTTTGAATACCTTGGCTGTTTCCTAAAAGGTGCAACCTATGCACAAGCAGATTATGCAACTAACGAAATTTTAGATATTTCATTAACAATAGGTTATGATAACGTTATCCAATTAGAAGCACCAGGAGGCGGTGCACTTGGTGTTGGTTTAGATGTTGGTCGTGTAACACGATTAGCAGCAGCACAAGGTCTAGCCACCGGCGGTTAATTTTAATTCTAAGCAGTATAAAGCCTGGCTTAAAAACCAGGCTTTTTTATTGGCTAAATATTATTATGAGCCAATTTAACTCCTTTTATTCTAAACATAGTAAAGAAATCCTAAAAGATTATCAACATGCATCGAAAACATTTGTTGATAATGGCTATGCATTATCTCCTAAATTTGGTTTTCAATTTTATGTTGTTTTTAACATAAATCCTGATGCAATTATCGATAAATCATGGTTAGAAAAAGGACGTAGACAAATTGGTATATTGGTCAAAAAATCTGATTTGCCGAGATTTACTATCAGCACAGAAACTTTAAATCAATACAATAGACGAACTGTAGTTCAAAGTAAATTAGCCTATCAACCTGTATCAATAGAATTTCATGATGATAATAGCGGTGTAACTCATAACTTATGGTTAAATTATTTCAAATACTACTACGCAGACAGCAACTACGGTGTTAAGAGAGATTATGCAGTCAGTATGCCCGATGAGTTTAGAAATAATAAGTATGGTGCTAGAGATAATACCTATGGTTTATATGACAACGAATTAGAAAGTCCTGGTTCAGTTGGTTCATCTCAAACTCCAGCAAAAGATGTGGGATTTTTTAGATCTATTGATATATATGTAATGCATCTACAGAAAGAATATACAAAATTTACACTTGTGAATCCAAAAATCACAGAGTGGAGTCATGATAATGTAAGTTATAGTGAAACTACTAAAACTTTACAAAATAGAATGTCAGTTGCCTATGAAACTGTATTTTATGAAGAAGGATTTATTGAACAAGGAATTGCCCCAGAAGGATGGACTCCTGTAAATTATGATAAATCTC